CCGTTGGCGGCGAGCCTGGCGTTGCGCTGCTCAGTGCCATCCGCCTCGATCTGGGCCGTGCGTTCCTTCTCTAGTTGTGCCTGGCGTGCAGCCGCCTGCAGTTGCTTGGCCTTGTCACTGAGGCCGACTGAACCAACCGTGACGTTGATCTGGGTGCTCACGCTTAGTCGTCGGTGACGAGTTGGATGCGGTAGGTCTGCGTTTGGCCGGAGGCCAGCGCAATGTTTGGGTTCTCTACGATCAGACTGTGGATGTACGTCTCGCCCTCGATGTAGCAGACAATCCTGTCGTAGATGTAGCCGGCACCAGTAGCGGTAAAGGCCGCGTCAATCGCGGGGATTTCGTAACGGGCGTCAGTGGCGTCGTAGGCACCCGTGGCAATCACCTCGGAATAACGCACGTAGCCATTGCCGCTCTTCTCGACGCTTTGCCAGTTGGCCACCGTGCTCTCAGCGGTGTAGCCGCTGGCCCCGACCGAGGCCAACAAGACCTTCAGCGTTTTGCCTTCGTAGGCCAGGCCCGCGACCCGCTTCAGCTCTTTCTGGCTAATCGTGGTGGTCAGTGCCATGGTCAGGCCACCGTGAACGTGAAGATGCCAGAAGCGTTCCAGATGATTTTGAAGTCGGTCCCGTCACCGGCTGACTCGCTCCCGCCAAAGTCAATGAAGGCCAGTGGCGGGTCGTTGGCGTCCGTGTCGTTGTAAACGATGCAGTAGCTGGCGGTGATCGCACCGCCGCTGGCGCTCCAGGTCACGTCATTAGCGTCAAACTTGGCGTCGTTTGTTGTGACAGTGGTGACGGCCACGCCGCCGAGGGTGGCGCCTCCAGCGGTGTAACCCGTTCCAGTCGTGGCCTCAGTACCGCCAGTTCCTGCCAACGTCGTATGGGTTGCGTCAAACGTAGCGGCGGTCAGCAGCTTTGCTTTATAGGTATCCCCTACCGCAAAACTGCCGTCTGCAAACTTGGCAGCGGTGTGGTTGTAGAGGCTAATCGTGACGGCCACGGGGCACCTGCAGTCTCAAACCTAGGTTGCCTAGCGCTACTGGTTGGCAAAGGCTTGCGGAGGCACCGTGAAATTGCTGGTGTAGCGCGCAACTCCTTTGGTAATGCGTAAGTCGTCAATATAACCATTAAAGTCTTCAGCTCCTGCGCTAAAGTCCCAACGGCCAATTTGCAGAGTCTTTGTGCTAGATCCAGGTGTATTTAGCCCTGATATGGTCCCTGATTGGACGCCATTAATAAATGCGTAGCCTGTGCTGCCATTGCGGACCATTGCAACGTGCGTCCAAGTATTGAGAGCAAGCGCACCAGTTACATTTATGACCTGCTCGTTAGCGTTGGTTGTTCCATAGAAATAGAATCTAAGGCTGCCCGTACCGTTCAAGCAACGGATGCTGAAAGCCAGTCCGTCCCAATTATTTGTGGTCGTAGTATAAAAGCCTCGATGCACCAAGCCAAAATTGTAGCTTGGTGTTGTTGCAGGACGAACCCAAAACTCAATCGTATAGGTATTGCCAAGGTCGAACCTAGAATCGCTTGCGGCACTTAAATAGTCACCGGTTCCGTCGAGAACTGCGCTTGCGCCACCAAACTTGCTCTCCGCTGTGCTGATCTGCGCGTTGCCGTTTGCCGTAACGGTGAGCGCGTTAGAACTGCTGTCCGTAAACGTGGTGCTGCCATTGCTGCCATCCATGTGCAGCAGCAGCGACACCGAACTAAAGTCAGTGTCGATGTAGCCAGTTTTGGGAACCAATGCCGCCACCGCTACATCCTTAGCAGGGACCGCCACGCTGGCACCCGACTGCACAGCGGGTGCCGCAGCAGCAAGCGCTAGATCGGCACTAGGCACAAACACTTGGGTTTTGAACTTGCCGGCCTGCTCGGGATTGATGCCAGCCACGGCAATGGTGCTGAGCGGCACGGCTACAGAGCTGCCGCTTGCGACTGCAGGAGCCACAGCAGCCAAAGCTATTGAAGCTAAGGGTGGTTTGACGCTGCCGCCGCTGCTGACCTTCGGCACCAATGCCGCCACGCTGATTGATGCCGCCGGCACCTCCACTTTGCGTATGCGGCGCACATCAGCTTGGATGCGCAGGCGCAACGCCGGCACCGTGGTGAGCACCTCCAAGGCGTAGTCAAACTTGCTGATCACCATCCCCACCCGCAGCCGGGGTTGATAGACCGCCGTCTCGTTGTACGGCAGCACAATCGTGGTGGCATTCATCTCGCCATCCACAATCGCTGGCTCCGCTGGCAGCGTCGTCACACCAGGGGCAACGGGGAACCAGAATGTGCCCGTGCCGCTGACCGCCGCCCAGAACAGCGCATCCGTCGAGCAGACGATGCCGTTGCTGTCAAAGGCCCACTGGTTGCCATTGGCCCGGTACAGCGCCGTCAGGCCATCAGCCTTCAGGTACAGCGGTGCAAACGGGGCCACCGGCAGCTTCTCGGGTGCTACCTGCAGGTTGACGCCGCTGCGGTTGCCCAGCAGCAACCTGTTCTGCACACGCCCGTAACGGTTGGCTTTAGCAGGAGCATCGCTAGGAAAGGTCAAATACGACACCTCACCGCCAACCGTGATTTTCGAAAAGCGGTCATCAGGGGCATAGGGCAACGAAAACTCAATACGGCGTTGCGCTGTTGCACTGCCTAAAGCCAGCTCAAGCTCACTGTCGCTGTCCACCCGCCAGCCGTTGTTGGGGTCGCCACCGTCTGCGTACTTAGCGTTGGTGAGTTCGGCACTGCCTGGCCGCTGCTGAAGCCCAATTTCACGCCCAATGGAAATTTGAATTTCAGTACCGAGATCCTTCAGCTTTTCGGCTTCAATCAATGTAGGAATTACATCGTTTTCTAATTCATCTGGTTCGCTGTCTAGGCTTTGAAAATATGTGGCTAGTTCCTGCTGGCCTTCTTGGGTGTAGGCACGGCATAGATACTTGCGCGTCAGCACTTTTGCAACTTGAGCGCCGTTGACATTGGTGCCGTACTCGTATCTGGTCGACGATTTTTCGGCAATGAACTTGACAGCATCGTCAAGACCATAGTTGATAGCAACGTTGAGGTTACCAGCAACGTCGTAGAGTGTGGTCGATGCGTTTAGTTTGAGCACCGGCTCCTCAATGGTTACGGTCTGCTCTGTGACTTCTTCGTAGTTTTCAGGCGGGTTTTTGGGGTCGGCATCCAAGGCCGATACGGCATAAGTGATGCGCTCGGTAGAGACAATGGTGAAAGCTAGGCTGCCTGAGCTGGGGCCAGCTATAGGCGCTGAGCCTGCGATGTGCTGCACATAGCCTGGCGCAATAGCGGCAAGAATTGTGTACTCAGTTGTTGTACGCGTCGTGACCCGGTCAAGGTCATCGTACTTTGTTATTGTTTTGGAGCGCGGAATATAGTTGTAGGTGAAGTATTGAGGTACGGGGAACGGGAAGGGATTGTTGTTGAAAAACGGGTTGTCGACGCGAATGGTGGTAGGCAGGCCAATCGTTTCGTCTTCTTCCCAATTCAGCTTTTCGGTATCCTCTTCATTGTCGGATGGCTCTTTGAGCTTCAGCGTGCTGTAGCTCACCGTGACGGCTTCACCTGGGAGCTGGCCCACGCCGATGGGGCCTAGGTCTACGATGTCGGTGCTGGTGAAGACAGGACCGGTGCCGCCCAGCACTGCGAGGTTGCGGACCTGCAGCACCTCGTTGGTGTCGAGGTAACCGAAGTACGACTCGGACACCAGCAGGTCGCTCAGCACTTGGACGTAGCCACCGCTGAAGTCAAATTGGCTAATGCTGAACGCATTGGTCAGGGGAATGCTTGACGCAGTGATGCCGAGCTTGCTGAGACACTCGACCATGACCGATCCTGCGTAAATCGGGATGGTGATGATCTTGTCGTCTTCTTCGGTGTAGTCCTCGTTCTCAGGATCGTCAAAGGCGTCCCACTTGATCGGTTCTTTGAGGTCGCTGAGATAGGAGAGCTTGCAGCCCAGCTCAACTTTGGTGGTGCGGCGGAACGGATCGGCAAAGCTGCTGAGCACCCGGAGCTTGCGGGGGATGCTGCGGGTCACGCCACCTTTGACGTAGCTGAAGGTCACCACCGTGCCGACAGCGGGGGTGATCAGACCGCTGATCTCGCAGCTGGCCTTGGTCTTGACCAGGCCGCTGCCCTGCAGGTAGTCGTCGCTGATGCTGCCGCTGATCAGGGTTCCCAGCGAGCAGGTAACGGTGGCGCGGATGTCAATAGCCATTACTTCACCAATGCCAGCTCAAGGCTGACCGTGTAGCGCGTGCTCTTGGCACCCGAGAGGATCACGATTTCGGCGGTGGCGGTAGGAGCGGAGATCGGGAACCAGCTGTTCATCGCAGGAATGCTGGCCACCACTTCCTCGTACCACGTCTGGATCACCGCCCAGCTGGCGCTGCTGGTGGTGCCCTCGATCCGCCGCACCTTGGTGGCCGTCAGTGGTCCCTGGATGACATGAGCACCAGTGGCCGTCAGCCCCAACGTGGGACCGTCTTGGTAGGTGACCGGATCAGCGATCAGCACGATGGTGGCCGCTGCGCTTTCGCCTCCCGCTAAGGAGGGCACGATCTTGTCGGGGCTGCCGGTGACGATGTACCAACTGCCAAAGCTGGGCAGGTTGGCTTCGGTGCTCTCGCGGCTCTTTTCCTGCTCGCGCAGGATGACGGCTAATGCTTGGGCCGCATCAACCATGGTGACGCTGGCACTGATGTAGGCGCCGGTCTGCTCGCCGCTGGGGGGATCAGCAAACCAGCAGGCCAAGCTGGTGACGCTGATGCCATTGGCGCTGGCGGTGAGCGCGATGGTGGTGCCCACCACACCCGAAAGTGCCGTGTCCTGATCGCTGATGCGGGTGTTGCGCCAGGTGTTGTATTCGTTCAGCAGCGATTGCCATTGCGTTGGGGTGAGCAGGCCGCTGATCTGGAAGGTGCGGGCCGTCAAACCGGTGCGGGCCTCACCCTCGTAGCCGAACGGCTGGACCGTCAGGAGGTTGCAGGTGAAGCCGCCGAGAGTGATGGTCATGGGGAAACCGCTCCAGCAAGGATGTCGCCATAGGCTTGGCTGCTGCCGTCCGCGTTGACTTGGACGTTGACGGCCCAGTTCTTACCGTTGAGCGCGGCGATTGTGCTCTGCAGATCTTTTGTGATCTTTGCCAGCGCTGCAGTGTTATCGCTTAGCGCTTTCTGGGTATCGACGGACGTGTCAACGGCTTGCTGCTCGGTTCTAACCGCCTCGATGAACTGGAGGATGGATGCGTTTACGCCGCTGCGGGAACCCGTGAACTCGGGTGCATAGCTGACGCCACGCAACTGCTTGAACTGCTCCTGCGCTTCGCGGAACCGGGGCAGCAGCTGGTTAAAAGTGCGCTCCTCTTGATTGACGCGGTCCTGCGGACTCAGGAATTGATTGAGGCCGCCAGAGCCGGTGCGCAGCTTTTGGAGGTTCAGAAATGCCGATTCAAGATCGTTGCGTAGCTTTTCCCCAGATTTTCGAAGTTCGGACGCTGTATCACGTAACGCAGTGGCGCCTTCAATAATTCGAAGCTTGGTTTCTTGGGCAGCCACTTGCTGCTGCCCGACGAGACGGGAAGCGGTGGACTCATCCCCGATTTGACGAGCAGCCGTGATCTGGGCCCCAATGTCTTGCTCGCGACGGCGAGCTTCGGCGATGCCGTTTTTGATGCTCAGCGCTTGCTCGATCGTGCTGCGGAGCACGCCTTGCTCTACAGATCCCAGTTCACGGGCGGCGGCGATGCGCTCCGCAACGGATTGCAGCGCCAACTGGTTTTGAGTTGATTCAAGAGACGTGGTTGCTTGCAGAGCGCGCTTGCGCTGGTCCTCCGCGTCAATGGCAGCGCGCTTTTGTAGGTCAATTGCTGATAGCTGCAAGCGCAAGGCACGAACAGAAGCACCCGTTTCGTCAAGCGGTGCGGCGATAAACGCGGCCTTGGCCTGTTCACGCTGGGCATCCAGCAGCAATAGTTGATCCTGTAAGCGAAGCTCGGCTTCGGTGTTCTTGCGCCCGGCACGCACCGCTGATGAAATGTCACGTTGAACCCGAACACGGCGCTCCTCGATCGCAAGGATGTCGGCTTGGATCTTTTGGATGGCGCCGCTATCGGCAATCTGCTGCAGTTGGAAATCAGCACTGGCTATCTGAGCGCCGCCCGCAGCTGCAAGGCCGGCACCGCCGAGAGCTAAACCGAGCGTTGCTCCGCCTGTAAAAGGTGCAGCGGCAAGTCCTGCGGCACCTAACAACACGCCTCCAATGCCTAATGCCGTTCCTTGGCCGCGAGTTGCAAGAGCACCACGTTCAGTTGCTCTACCGCCTGGCAAATTAAGGATGCGCCGAACAATCTGGTCAATCCAGCTGATGAATTGAGTCGCTGGGCCCGCAAGAAGATAGCCGATGCGCTCTTGGATGTCTCCAACACTGCGAGCAAAGGCGTCATTAGCTGCAGCAACTTTTAGAACACCAACCGAGTCAATTGTTCTCGCTAGATCCGACTGAATCAGAGCATTGGCCTCTGAGGTGCGTCCTAAGTCAATTAAAACTTTCGCGAGCTCCTCAACACCCTTGCCGCTGAGGTTGGCGCCTTGGATCAGGGCGTCAAAGTTTTTAATTGGGTCCTGAAGGGCTTTAGCCAGCTCTCCAAACTTGTCAGCAGTCTGGCCAACCAGGGTGCCAACCAAACTGCCGGCAAAGCCGCCGCCGCCTCCAAAAGCTCCCCCCAGAAGGCCGCCGATCAGGCCGCCACCAGCAGCGCCACCGCCTTGGCCAAACAACAGCGGGAACGCACCGCCAATCAGTGCCGAACTGATCAGCCCCCCAGCGTCGGGGCCTCCTCCGCTACGACGGCGGGCCGCCGATGCCTGCTTACTTTCTGCGCCGATTGCTTTGTTGGTCGCGTCCACCAAGCTCAGTCGGCTCTTGGCCAGCTGTTGCTCGGCTTTGATTGCCGCGGTATTGGGCACTGTTAGCAGTCGCCCAAAGCCGTCTAAAGGATCGCGTCCGCCAGTAGAGGCGTAATTCTGCAGACCTTGGATTTTGCCGGTGCGGCGTTGCTGGCGCTCCCGCGCGCGGCGCTCTTCCGGCGTCTCCTCGCCGGTAAAGACAAACTGGCTGGGGCCGCGACCCGGCGGCAGCGCCTTAGGTTGGCCCTCGGCGTTAAAAATGTTGCCGTAGCGGGATGCTGCGCTACGGGCACGCTCTAGTGCGTCAGCTTGGCGCTCGATTTCAGCGGTGAGCTTGCCAAACTTAGCGTCAGTTACTGAGGTAACACTGGCCGCTTGCTGCAGCGCTTGGATGTAAAGCTGGATTGCAGCAGGGCTGTCACCGATGGACCGGCTAAAAGCCAACAGCTGGTCGGTGCCCTTGAAACTACTCTGGCCGCCAGAGCCGCCCAGCTTGAAAAGGCTCTCAAGTGACTTGATCTCCTCTAAGCCGCTAAACAGCTGCTTCTGACTTGCTTGCGCAGCGGCTTGCGTGAAATTGCGGAACTCAGCGCTGCCTATCTTGACGTTGGCGGCCAGGGTACGAAACGCAGCGCCCTGCTGCTGCAATGACGCAAGGCTGGTAGCTAAAGGCTGCTCGCCGTTAATAACAGCGCGCGTGTAATTGTTAATAGACGTGCCTGCCTTAAGCGCGTCGTCACCTAACTTCTCTAGGTTTTTACTGTTGAGATTAAGCGGGGTCCCGAGGAGTTTTTGAAACTGAGACTGTAGTGTTTTTGCAGACGTTTCTAGCTTGCGAAATTGTTGCTGGGCGTCGCTTACATCCAGCCGGAAGTTGATCGGCTTTTGCTTTTCAACAAGGGAGCGGGCTTTGCCTAAGTCCTGCTCAAAGCTCTTTAGGTCAACGTTTATGCGGAGTACCGCTGTGCCGAGTTCGTCTGCCACTGGCTGGTGCGGTCCCTTTTCCTAGTTTTCCGAGAGGTGGCGGGAAACTAGGGGAAACGGGACGGCACCGTGGCTTCGGCGTTTACGGCTCTCCAAAATGCGACGGTGACCTTCACCCTGCCGGCAGCGGGGGTCGTCACTGACGCCGGCACCGGTAACGTCCGCCCCGCTACCGCAACAGTCACCCTCAGCGCCTGGCTCAAAGCTGAAAACGTCGCCGAAACCACCTACCCCGGCGTCAATGTCATCACCACCCTCTACGAGGGATATGTCACCTCGGGGACGCTGGATAGTCGTGTGCAGGTCGGGACGCTGGGCACCGTTGCCTTTGCAGGGGCTGCGGCGGTGGACTGTGAGGTGCTAGAGGCGCGTCTGCCCTATGGCGAGACTGGCGTGCTCGGCGCTGTGCTCACATCGGCGCTGGGCGCCAAGCTGCGGTTAGCTAGCCGGGCCCAGAGCTGATGGCACGGGCGCGGTTTGAGATCCGAGAGTGGAACGCCGACAAGCTGTTGGCGCGCTCGACACAGATCCTTGAAGACTTTGCGCCGGGCATCGCTGAGGAGGCGCGGCGGCAGATCATTACGCAGAAGTGGGTGTGGCCCAATCCCACGCTGCGCTTTCGCAGCCTCTATCAAGGAGGCAGAACCGTGCAGACCAAGTACGGAACAGGAGTTCAGATACCCGAGGGCAAACGGGACATTGTCGACACCGGATTCCTGCTCAGTTCGCAAACGGCTCCGCTCGTCAAAAATGGCAGCCTCAGCATTGAGTGGACCGCGCCGTATTCCGGGGCTGTGCTGCGAGGCTCTTATCCCGATCCGTACTTCAGCCCAATCACACGAAAGCAGGTAGCAGCTCCTGGAGATAAGCCGCCGCGTAACTGGATCCAGGCGGCGTACCGAGAGCAGCCGCTGCTGCCATTTTTTGTGCAGCGGTGGAATGAGTTGAGCGGGGCCCGCCGCGCATAAAAAAGCCGCCCCAGCTAGAGGCGGCTGTTGAGGGCCTGAGGCCCTCAACTGACGGTGGCGATCGTGAAGGTCGGGACAGTGTCGCCGCTGGCGCCCCCCACGTCGCCCAGCGCAACAGTGAGGACATCGCCTGTGCGGTAGTTGCTGCCGCCCGCCACGATGGTCGGGGTGGCGGTAACCGTGCCGCCAGCTGCCACCACGATAGTGGCAGTAGCACCCTTGCCCGAACCGATGCCGGCAGCAGGGTTGGACGAGATCAGCGACACACCTGTGTAGGTCGCAGGGGTCAGTCCCGAGCCAGCAGTGGTAATGGTCAGCGTCGCAGCGGGGTTGCCCTGTGGGTAGAACTTATATGCGCCGTAGCCGGTGAGGGTAAAGCTGACCTTGCTAATGTTGCCTGCGACAATATCCTCGGAGAAGTCGCCGATCTGGGCCAGGCCGGCATGAACTTCAGAGTCGTCGCCGGAGGCGTCGGTGACGGGGGTCTCGCGATACCACTCCAGCAGAGTGCCGTCGGCAGCTTTGATCGCGGCCTTCTTCAGGATCTCGTACCCGGCGTCCGTGACGTCCAGGTTCATCGAACAGGGGATGCTGTACGACTGGCTGGTGATCAGGTTCGACTGGAAACCTTGCTCGGAGTCGTAGTCAACGACTGAGGTGGATTCCGAGGTGCCCTGGATGCCAGTGTTATCCAGCGACAGGATGCGGGTCATCCCGGCACTGGTGGTGGGCGCAGTGCTAGCCGTGCTGCCCAGCTTGACGTACAGCTTATAGCCGAGCGCCGCGAAAAAACTGCCGGTAGCCATGCGCTTTTACCCGTATCGGGAGTTCTGCTCCTAGGTTGCCGTCGCTACGTCTACGCCTCTCCAGCCTCTAGCGATTCCCATGGTGTGGGTCGGGGGCACAGGTGGCGGCGGAAACCTTGCGTTTCGTGCGATAGCGATTGGATGGAGAACAGCGCCAGTTTCAGCGTGTCAATGCTGATGCTCAGCTGGGCGCAGACGTCGTGCTTACTTGCGCCCGCGCGGATCATGTACCGGGCCCGCAACCCGAGGGAGCGCATTGAAGCGGGGGCCTTGATGCTCCAGTTGTGGTCGCGAATGTAGTGGCGGATCTCGCCTTCGCAGAACACGCCGAGCAGCGTTGAGAACTTGCCCTTTTCGGCGTCCCAGGCGCGGCACGTCTTGACAAACGCGATGTCGATGCAGCTGAAGATGTCGTCGCTAGAAACCGACGGGTACTTGCGGCACATCTTGCCGCCCATCATCCGCACCAATCCCTGGTGCTCTTGGTACATCCGCGCCGTGAAGCGGCGCTCGTCCGTCGTCAGCGGGGTGGCGAGATAACCCGTGCGAGGACGCCGCCGAACCGCTGGGGTGGGGGACTCGGTAGCGGGGGCGGCGCTGCTCACCCGCTCAGCTTACCTAATGAGGTGGGGTGATGCTATTGCGACTTAACTGCGTACAACGGCGCAGACGCCACCGATGCCGCTGCCGGTGCCGCTGGTCGTCAGGCACCCAAGGATGGAGGCGAGGTGCGGGAGCACCGTGAGCGGTGTGACCGGTGACGTCGAGCTGGGCGTGACGTCCGTGCGCCACTCCAGCTCCATCACGTCGAGCTTCAGGCGGCGGAGGTCGCGATTGGGGATGCCGGGCACCAGAGCGCCGCTGGCGGTAGTGCTCTGAAGCAGCGTTGGCGACGACAACAACGCATTGGCGAGGTCGAATGTGGCTAGCTCAACTTCGCGGGGGATCGTGTCGTCGGCGATCTCCTTGTCGCTGCAGGAGGCGTCGGTGCGGGGCCAGCTCAACGCTTGCGTGGTCGTGGCACGGGTGCCGGTGTACTTCAGCGTCTCTAGGCCGTTGGTGGCGGTGATTAGGGCCCGTGATTTGTTGTCGCTGGTCGCTGTGGTCCACGCCAACGTGCCCAGCATCGTGTCGGCAATCGCGTCCGCTGCCGCTGCCGTTAGGTAGCTGTTGGCGTTGGCGGCGCCGGCAGTGGCGACAATCGCAGGCGCAGGCATCGGGGGAGCGCTTTATACCTAGTTTCCCGCGTTAGCGGGGGCCTTGGCCGCGGCTCTTCTTGCGGCCGTGGTTGGGCTTGGAATGCTGGCCGTCGCCCTGCTTGCTGCGCTTTGGCTTGCCGGGGCGGTAGCCGTTGCGGGTGCCGCTGATCCCAGTCTTCGCTTTGACGGCCATGGCGCTAAATAACGGTGCGGGTGGCGTGTTGGGGGTCGCTTTCGTCGAGCCCGTGCGCCAAGGGGTCAAATGACGACTCGACGTTGGCGTCGCCTACGGGGGTGGATGGTGCTGGGGTGGGTGCGGCTTCTAGCTCGTCGAGCCAGGCGCGTAGCTCGTCGCCGGTTTGTGTCTTGGGCGGCCAGCCGATCCAGCGCAGCAGTGACCTTCGGTCACTAAAGCCCTGGCTGGTGTGCGGTTTCCAGGCCACGTAGTGGCGGCCGTTCCAGTCGCGGCTGCTCTCAACCCATAACGTGGGTCGCGTAAATCGAGTGACGCGGGCCATCGGCAGCTCAAATCTTGTAGGCGATGACCTTGCCGCTCGTTAGCTTCACGCTTGTGAAGATGCCGTAGATCGTGGTGCCGACTGGGATCGGCATTGAGGCGATCGAATTGCCGGTGAAGTCCAAGGCGACGGTGTCGCCGGAGATGACGGCGGCAGCAACAGCAGTGATTGCGCCGAACTTGCCGGCGTGCGCCGCTGTGTCGTCGATGTACTCGGCACCTAGGAAGTCACTTCTCTCCATCGGGGCCCTTTAGATGAGGTCGTTACACCTAGGTTTCCTTCGACGTCGCTTCGCTCCGTCGAGGGTTGCGACGGCGCTTGGGTTCGCTGCCTTCTGCAGCAGCCGCGGCTGGTGCGGGGGCGGTGGCGGCCAAGACACGGGCTTCGGCTTCCTGTTCGCGGAGGCGGCGGAACGCGTGCATACTCATGGCGGCTAAAGCGTAAATAGTGAAAAGCCCCGCTATACGGCGGGGCCTGAAACTGATGAGGAGCGCGAAGCGCGACTCATCAGGCGGCGGCAGCGGCGGTGGAGCCGAGGCCGTAGAGCGTGATCGCAGCGGTGCCGACATTGGTGACGCGACCCAAGAAAATCTTGGATGCGTTCTGAGCCACCGTGGCGACGCCGCTGATCGTGACGCCGTCGCCAGCGCCAAGGGTGATCAGGTTGGCGCCGGCTGAGGCGTTGATCACCACCAGCATGAAGGTGGTGCCGACGGCACAGTCGCTGCCGATGGCGGCGATGATGTCGGCGGCAGTGGCGGTGGTGTAGGTCGCGGCGCCTGTGGGGACGCCACGCACGATCGCGTTGTAGCTGTTGGCGGCGCTAAGGGTGGCAGTGGCAGTCGGGGCAGCCAGCGACATTTGACCGGGGAGAAGTCCGCCGGGGATGTCGCCCAACTCAAAAAGGGAAGCCATGGGTATGTACCAGAGGGAAAGAAGGTGCCCCGTCGCCTTCGGCGACGAGGCTGTTAGCCGCTAACGGCTCAATCAAATGAGGAGGTCACGGTGATGCGGACGATCCCGATGTTCTCGGTTTCGAACACCTTCTCCCAGTTGCCGGCAGTCGCCAGGTCGGCGGTGGTCGGGTTCACAGGGCCCTTGTAACGAGCGCCCAGCGGGTGGTACACGTTGTGCCAGTCCACCGACATCGCATCGCTCTTGGCGAGGATGTCGCGGTCCACTTCAGAGCGCAGCGCCGCTTGTTGGCCGGTGCCGACAGCCCCCGAGGCCATCACGAAGCAGCCGAACTTCTTGCTGGGGCTGGTGCCCGAAACAGGAACGTCCTTGCTCCGAATGACGCGCATACCCATGTAGAAGGGCACGCTCAGGTTGTCGGTGTACGCAGCCGCCACCGAACCGCCAAAGGCGTTCAGGGCTTGCAGCGAACCGGCGACCACGGTGGAGGCGGTGACGCGGGCGTCGGTAGCGGTCACGAAGTCGATCGCCTTACGCTCTTTGAGATCGGCGTACACCAAGGGGTGCATCACGATCGCGCCGAGCTTGTCGGCATCCTCGTTCAGGATGGCTTCGGCAGCAGCAATCTGGCGGGGGCCGAGGTTGGTTTCACCCGAGCCGCCACCGTCAACAGAAAGGGCGGCAAAAGCAGCAGTGGCGTTGTCGCTGCCGACGGCGCCGAAGACGCCATTCAGGCACGCAATCAGGTCCTTCTGCTGTTGGTTGGCGATGTAGTCGGCCACTTTTGCGCCGATAGCACCCATGGGGTCCGAACCGGCGGCGAGGCGCGCGAGGTCGCGGGATTCCCAAGCACGACCGCGGTGCAGAACCACGCCAACTTGCTTGTCGGCGGTGATCTTGCCGGGGGTCAGGCTGGTGCTGTCGGTCAAACGCTCGGCGTCGCCCGAGAGATCAGCTTTCCAGTTGGGGATGGTGACCTTGTCGCCACCTTGATCGACGTTCAGCACGTCAAGGGCGGTGACAACGCCCGAGGTCAGGAAGCTGTTGCGTACCGTGGTCGCTTCGATCAGGTACGGAGTAAAAATTTCGGGGATGATGACATCACCGCGGAGCGTTGCCATGACGGAAACTCAGTAGTGGAACAGGGGCGTACCGCTCAGCCTCGAAGGGCCTCAGCTTTTAGACGGTCGTGCAGGTTGCGATCCTCCTGAAATAGACGGGCTATCTCGGAGAGGTTCGGGGGCTTGGCGAGAAATGGGTTGGTCACTGGTGTAGTTGTGTTCGGCGCCGCAGGCGTCGATCCCATGCCCTTCGCGCCGTTGGCAGCGAAGTGGTGCTCCCAGCCGGATTCGGGGGCGCGGAGACGAGAGAGGTGGTCCGAGAGGGGGATCTCGATGCCGCCGTTGATGACGACTGGCTTGCCGTCAACCTCACGGAGGTCGGGGCCCAGTAATGACAACAGTTGGTCGGGGCGCAGGGCTTTGGCGTTCGTGATCTCACTGAGAGCACGACTGCGAAGCGTTTCCTGGGCGCGGGCTTGACGCTCGGCGTCAAGTTGCGTTCGCAGGTCCGATAACTGTCGCTCTAATTGAAGATTCGTCTCCTTCGCGTCCTCCCATAGCCGTTTGTACTCGCCGTTGGCTTCCAGCGATTGCTGTTCGCCATTCTTGAGCTGGGCCTGCGTCGCTCGGAGTGATTCCTCCAGCTCCTGTAACTTGCGGTTGAGTTCGGCGTTCTTTTCGCCGGCTCTTCGCTTGTCTTCAGTGACGAGTTCTAGCTTCGCTTTGAGGCGGGCAAGATCGTCTGGGCTGGTGGCGTTCGGAGCGTCGGGTGAGGGCGTCGCGGACGCACTCTGCTCCTCCACCGGAGGAGCCCCGTTGACTTGTTCGGTCACGCGGGTATGTGAGGGTACGTCCCTAGGTTGCCCTCGCGCGCGAAGCGCGCGAGTTATAGCGGTGGTGGCGTTTTTAGCTTTAGTTGGCTATGGGGATTACCGCGCAACGGCATAGCGGGTGCAGCGGTGGAGCGCCCCTCGGGAACGCGTCGGGAGCGGGGGCGGTGGTGCTATGCAAAGGGCGGCATATTGGGCAGGTGCGGGGGTCCAACACCGCATTCCACCTCCAGCGCAAATCCTCCACCTGAGCCTCTGTGGCATACCGTTGCGCCGTAGGCGCAACGAGTGACCACAACAGGGCGGCTGTTACGGCGCGGAGGCGTTCGCGCCAAGCGTTGGCGACGGTGCCCTTGCGGGGCACCGGCTCCTCGCGGCCGGCGCGGGTGCGGATTTCGATGATGCGCCGGGCCACATCCGCCGTTGATGCCTCCTGAAAGATGAGGCCGAAGACGCTGCGCTCAATTAGCCGCATCAACTGGAGCGAAAACGGTGTGATGCCAGTGGCGCTGGGGGTGAATAGCTCCGATAGCGGGGTGCCGAGGACGCGGGTCGTGTCCAGCACCTGCGGCGTGGGGCGCGGGGAGAGCGGGGGTGTCGCGAATAGCTCCGCGTGGATTTGCTGGAGCTGGGCCTCGGCGCCGATGACGCGGCTCAGCACGAGGGGCGCCAGCGCGTCGTTTAGCTCTTGGAGCCATTGCAGGATGCGGGCGCGGAACTGGGGCCAGAGGCGGTAGCGGTCGAAGCGGCTCGTGGGAAAGTCCCGTAGCAGGAGGGCGTAGATGCGGAGCGCGAACTCGTACAGGATGTCGCGGGCTTCGGCGTCTAGGAGGTCCTCCTGGCGCGTTAGCGCTTCGGCCAAGGCGCGGATGTATTCGGTGTCGGTCATGCGCTGCGGCGGACGCGCCACCACACCTCGTTGGCATCGTCTGCGTACTCGCTCTCCCAGCCGCCGCACACGTCTTCGTCGCGGTGTGTCTGGGGCCAGCCCTCAATCACGGGTGGGCGCTGGTGGCAATAGCCCACAACGGCGCTGCCGCTGTCGTCGGGGAACCACCAGCGGCAGGAACCGCAGGTGGCGTTCAGGGGCACAGGGGCGATCATTCGTTGCGGCCGGAGCGCAGGGGTGTGGGAAGCGTCTGGCTGCTTAGGGCTTCGCCTTGGCCGGCGCTCTGAAAGGCGAGATCCGGGCCGGCGGCTGCGAGACGTTCGGCCGCTTGTTGCTCCTGCAGCATTTCTTGCGTGCGCGTCATCTCCTCGTCGAGGTCCATTGTTGCGGGCAGGATCTCGCCGTCTTGCAGGATCTTCAGGAGCGTCTCTTGGCTGATTGCGCCCTGCATGTACAGCTGCAGGTACGCCGTGATGTCGTTGCCGGTGACGAGGCGGTTGTCGTAGTCGCGGGGGATGAACACCTCGGGTGGGTCGATGCCCACGTACTGGGCCGCAAGCTCCAGCAGTTGGCTGATGGCGCGCTCCAAGTCTCCGGCGATCACCGCCATGATCGAGTCGCTGTCGATGCGGTCTAGGCGGCGCGCCTCAGCAGCGGCATTCGTCAGGTTCTGGCTGCTTAGCGTGTTGATGCCGAGGCGGCTGATCTGGTCCTCCAGTGCCTGGAGGCACTTCAGCTGGGAGTCAAAGGCGTCGCTCGTGGGTTGGACGTACTCGGCGCCGCCATCTGGGGGGAGCAGTAGGGCGGTGTTGACGCTGATGCCGAGGGGGGTGTCGCTGTCAGGGTCGAAGCCGCGCAGAATCAAGACGGGGTTGCTGCCGACGTGGATGCTGTGGTGGAAGTCGCAGAAGCGCTGGGCGTAGGCGATGTTCAGCTGGGCCACCTCCAGCAGGGGTGGGGCGCTCAGAAGGTTGCCGAGACGGTTGCTGTAGACCGTCACCAGTGGGATGCGGCTCAAGGTGGTGGAGCCCTGGTCGTACAACTCCCATTGCGTTGGGGGGATCTGTGTTGGGGAGCTGGGGAGGGGGATGGGGGCTACGCGGGGGGCGCTGCGCCATAGCTCGTAGCCGCCGGGGGTGAGGACGCGGATCTGGTCCACCAGCTCCTCGCCGTAGATGCCTTTGGCGACGACGACTTGCTCCCGGATGCGGACCTGTTCCAGGTCGCTGCTGGTGCTGTCGTTGCTCGTGCGCCACCCCAGGATCTGACGCGGGTGGATCGGGACGAGGTACGGCTTGGTGGCGAGGGCGCGCTCTTCGGCCAGGTTTCGAGGCGTCGTAGACGCCGAGAAGTCAACGACGGACGACGAGTGGCCGAACAGGATGGCGGTGATCAGCTGGCGGCGGGCGTATTCGTTCAGGGTGGTGCCGTCTCCGCACACGTCCTGGGCCCACTCAGTCCAGTAGTCGTCGCCGTCGAGTTGGATGCCTTTGCGGAGGATGACGCCAGCGGCTTGGCTGGCGAGGCGTTGGAGGAACGGGGGCAGGGTGGCGTGGAAGATTCGGCGGTTGTAGGCGTCGGTGTGTTCTGAGGGCTCCTGCGGGATGAGGGAGCGGCTGTTCTGGCGGAGGCCGCGGGTGCCCTGGAGACAGGTGTCGATCGGGGCCCAGTCCTGCGTCATCGCCACCACGGCGTTGCTGATCACGCTGGGGTCGTTGGGACTCGTGGAGGCGGCAGAGGCGGGGTAAGTCAGCAGCGGTGAAAAACTGGAGGCGGAGCTGGGGTAGCTGCTGTTGTCTGTCACCGCGCTGCGCACTGAGGCTTCTACCTAGGTTTCCGTGGCCTTCGGCGACGAAGCACCTAGTAGGTGCGGAAGCGCGAGCCGCCTGTAGCCCAACGCTTGAGAGGCGCGAGTGAGCAGACCGCGTAGCCGGCGGCGTCGACGGGGTGGCTGGGGTCGTCGAGACCGCTGCCGCCTTTTTCGGGTTTGCCGTCCTTGCCGTATGCCTGCTGCTCCAGCGACTTCTGTAGGTACTTGCATCTGGGGCCTACGAAGAGGCGGTCGCTCATCAGGAGCACGTTGACGGCGTTGACGCGGTCCTCGATCGCGGGATTGGCGCTTTGCTCCTTGAGCACGAAGCCGCCGCGGCGCAGGATGCTGAGGTCGCTCTCTTTGGCGTTGGTGGTGGTGCGCTGGCGGGAGGCGGCGTCGGGGATGACCACGATGTCTTGGCGCTCCAGCTGGGCCGGATAGGTGGAGCGCAGCTTTTCGACGATGGCGGGGGTGTCGCGGACGACGTGCTCCTCCACGAAGTGGAAGGTGTCGCCGCGGCGCACCAGCACCTCGATCAGGCAGTTGCCCACGTTGAGGTCGATGCCGCAGTAGATCCGGTCGTCGTCTTCGACGACGGCATCGGTCCAGTGGCGGTCGCGGTCAAAGTCGGGGTACACCGAGGTGTTGGCGAGGTTGGTGAAGGCTCCCTCGATGTAGCTGCGGATCAGCTGGGGTGGGAAGTTGGCGTACAGGGACTCCACGAACCCTGGGGGGAGGTGGGGGTTGTCCGTGGTTTTGGCTTGGATGAGGCGTTTGTCGTCGGCGGCGCCTTCGACGAAGGTGCGGTACATCCACCGGTAGCCCTCTGGCGTGGAGGCCACAGCGAGCTGGGGCTTGGAACCCCCGCGCAAACGCGCCAGCACCATCTCCGAGGCTTTCTGGGCCACATCGGCGGGGGATGTATCTACCTCGTCTATACAGGCGAAGCTCAGGTTCTGGCCCCGGATGCGGTTCCACGTTTCGGTGGCGCGGCAGAGGATGGTGCAGGGGCCCTCAGGGAGGTACAGCGTGTACTCCGGCTGGGGGGAGACGCGGAAGTCGTGCTGGATCTGGTGCTGTTCCAGGAAGTCGTCGAAGCTCCGCATCCATACGTCGCGGATCATGATGTGGGTCGGCTCAAACACGGCTGCCACCGTGCCGGGGTTGTCCATTGCGAGGCACACGACCTTCGCGCAAAGGGCGTGGGTCTTGCCGGCGCCGAAGCCCGCGCAATAGCCGACGATCTTCACGTCGACTTCGTCGACAAACGCGCGTTGCGCCGGTAACAAGCCGTCCACGATCTGGGCCCGTAGTGCCTCGTAGCTCAGGTCGCAGCGGGTGGCGAGTTGGATTGGCGGCTCTAACAGCTTGCCGCCAGGTATCACGCCGAGAAGAGACACGGGGTAGGGGGCGGCGCACAAGCTAGAGCGAGTCTACCTAGCTAGGAGAGAGGGGGTAGGGGAGAGGGGGAGGGTGCGTGTTTAGGTAGGGAGTGGCGGCAGGTTTGATCTCGGAGTTGCGGGTATAAGCGATAATAACGATTCTCATTCCCGTGGGGGCAGGGGCGCACCCCCTGGGGTGAGGGGTGCCCCCATGCGCTGCTGCGCAACGGATCTCGGCTCCGAAGCAGTCGAAGATCAGCACACTAATTACCCGATCGGATGCCGCCAGGTTGCTGCGGAAGTTGAGTAAATATACTTATTGCTAGCCTAGCTAGCTAGGTTGGTTGCTGCTAGGATAGTGGGTGAGATCAGGGCCCAAGGGTCGCCCGGTTTCGGTCAGAGAGACAAGCGAGAGTGAGAATCATTATCACCCCTCGCCAGTCGCTCACCCCGACCCCTAGTCGCCCCCGGCTCCGGTCTCACCCCTAACAACACATGCCGCGCCATAGGCGCGCTCCCCTGATGACATCCAACGTTCGCGACCATCTCTTCCTGGCGCTCGCCTTTGCTGCGAATGCCGGGCTCCCGTTGCTGGTGACCCCAGCCGCTCCGGTCGGGGTTGCTCTGCTGCTAGTTGCAACACCTGCCGCCCTTGCCGTCCACACCATGGGGGCCAAATGAGCCTTCCCTGCATTGCGGCATTTGCTGTCGCCGCGCTCCTGCTCCCCGTACTGATCTTGCTCTGGGCCACAGAGAGCAAGCAGCAACGGATCCGCCGGTGGCACCGCTCCGGCCTGTCCCAACGTGCCATTGCGCAACGGCTCAAGGTGAGCCGTTACGCCGTGAGCCGCGCGCTCGCAGGAGCCTGACGCCATGTCGAAACTATCGGACCGCCGGTGGCATCCTCCCGGCTCCTTTATCGGGTCCCATTGGCAAGTGCAGCTCTGGCACGTCAAAGGCCACTGGGTCACACATACAGAGCACGGCACAGAGTCTTCTGCGCTCGCAATGGCTGAGCGGCTCGGGGGCTGCACCACGTTTCAGGTGGTGCAGATAGGCGCCAATGGGGGCCGCTGATCATGCGCCACACCATCGCCGCGGCGCTGCTAGTTGCTGCCGCCTCTACCGCATCACTGCCCATCGCCGTCCCCTGCCTTGTGGCCGGACTGGCGATTCTCACCATCAACCGGAGCCTGTGACCATGGCCGCAATTGCAGACAAGCGTTATTGGGATTGTCCCACCCTGGAAGCTGAAGAGCATCTCTCCCAGTCTCTGGGGGATCCGTTAACGCTTCCGGAAGCTCTCGCCGACAAGTTGGGCAGTGGCTGGGCTACAGAGCATGAGCCGGAGCTGTTGCGCTGGTTCTCTCGCCTAACCCACAAAACCTACGCTCAAGTCCATCGCGACAACACATACAACAGCGAAAACAGCTTCGACCACAACTTCGTGTTCTCCGTTTTTGCTCCGGAGGATGCCTCGGACTGGATCTGGTCCGATGACGTTTTCGTTGTGGTCGAAAACCACCTAGGGGGCGATGTGCGCGGAAACTATGGCAAAGCCATGGTGTACCGGGTCGACAGCATCGGAGAGTCCGGCTTTTTGGATTGGGTTGTGGGCTGGTGGGCTGAGCCTCTCGCTGGGGATGACAATCCCGACATCCTCGCGATGCGAGAGGATCCGGGGCTGCAGCGCTGGAATGATCGGTTCAGCATCGGATACAGCTCATGGCCTACTGGCGAGGTTCAAGAGGCTCTCGCCAGTAAGGAGCCGGCATGGTCAGAACGCCATGGTTGCTATGTGGCACGGCTGCAGGATGTGGACTTCCCTGTGAAGCTGCACCCGACTGAACCCTATTACGGGGGCTGAGCCATGGCTGAGCGTCCTAACGCTGTCGAGCTGGAGCGCCGCAATGAGGCCGCGGCGCTCCTATTAGCCAACGGCACTCCTAGGACTGCGGCTGTGACGGTCTTGGCTGAGCGTTATGGCGTCAACCGCCGCACGGCTCGCAGGTATGTTGCAGCTGGTGCCCTGCTGTTGGCTGAAGAGGTCGGCACCACCGACCTCAATGCCATGCTCGCCGAGAGCATCGAGAGGCTACGGCGGCTCGCCTATGCGGCTGAGACGGCTGGTAACCTCTCGGCCGCCGTTGGGGCTGAGAAGGCTGCAACTGGGGCCGTAGTGGCTCTGAGCCGCCTCGATGCTATGGCCATTGGCCATACGTTGGCTGTTGCGGAGTCTGCGGCTGGCTCCCCTGAAACATTCAGGGCCAGGAAGCGATTCAGGCGCACCATCCGAGACGAGCCGGACCTGCCATTCTGAGGCGGTAGGCGCCAACACAGCCCCGAGGCTCTCAGCCTGGGGGCTTCTTTATGGGCTGTTGTTTGTGTCCGTTGTGTCCGATTTACGGGGGGCCCAGCCTGCGGCTGAGACTGCGCTCCAGCTGGGGCGGCTCGCTTTGCTCGCTAGCAGCGCTCCTAGCCTGCCCGCCAGTACGCCTCCCAGGCGGAGAGCCGAGGCCGCCGCCATGGCTCCGGCGCCGGTCCCGAGCGCAGCGAGGGGGCTGTGCCAGTATCTGGGCCCTAGTGCCAGGTCAGCCGCCAGCGCCGCCTACGACGCCAGTGGCACTAGAGCCGTGGTGCCTTGAATGGCGTTTTGGCACTAGAGCCTTGAATGGCTTTGTAGCCTGAATGGCTTGAATGCGTTTTTCGGCCGAAGGCCGCTTGAATGCGATTTTGGCGTTCAGTTCTGACGGCTCAACAGTTGCAGCAAGTCTGCTTGGAGGCGCATGGCACCGATAGCGTTACTGCCTTGACGCATTTCTAGCGCTTGGTTTAGTACCGTCTCTAGGCTTTGTAGCATTTTTGCCGCCATCTCTTTGCGATCGTAGGTGTTGACGTCTACCACCATCTGGCGCCTAGCGTCTTGCATTCTTTGCTCTGCGGCTCTGGTTTTGAGCCCCCAGTGTTCCGCACAAAGCGCACGAATCTGATTAGGACGCTTACCTTGAGTGAGCCATTCTTGCACTTGGTGTATTTGCTCGACAATTTCTATGGCGCGATAGCCCTGACGCTTCTTTTCGTCTTGCGTGCCTACCTCAGCAGGTACGTTGCCCTCGGCGGGGTCCTCGTCACCATCTGGGCCCCCAGCATCACAGCCACAATCAGCGTCGGCGGCTGTTTCGTTGCCGAAGGCAACGCCGCAGGCAACGCCGCAGGCGGCTGCTGGTGCCTCTTGCGGCTCTTGTGCCTCATCCGCGTATGACTCAGGTGGCGGGAGTGACAACACGTCTGACGTCGGCTGCGCTTACGGCTAGGTTGCCCCGTCGCCTTCGGCGACGAATAGTGGGGGCGGCTTGAATGGCGAAAAGCCTTGAGCAGGGTTTTGTATTGGGTCCCTTAGGACACAATATCCCCATTTATAGCTACTATAGCTATAGGAGCCGCCAGTGCAAGGGGTGCTGTTGCGAGCACAGCGAACAGGGGCTACTCCCAAGAGCCGTCAGGCATCTTGCTGTAGCAGTACTCGTCAGTGTCCACTACCTCCAGCATCTGAAGCATCAGGCTGGCAATCTTCTTATCCGCAAGCTGAGGCAGCAGCGTGGTGAACTTCCGTAGTGTGATGGCGTACTTGACTTCGGTAATCAAGAAGCTGGTGAGTGAGGTGCCGTCTGGGCTTGCTGTCGTCACAGTGAAAGTCCCTACAGGGTTCTGGCACACCGGAAAGCTGATGGCGTAGGGATAGAAATCAGGGGGCAAAGCGCTGTAAGGCAGACCGTGGCTTGAATGGCCAAACAGGAAATCGACTGTCTGAGGTGCTTCAGCGTTGAAATCCTTAGCTTGGGGCTGGTTGCCGACGCCTGCGCAGTCAAAGTCAACGTGTGACTCCAGCACCTTCCACAAGGCAAAGCCCAGCAGCTTGTTGTCTTCGGTGAACTGGTCTAAAGGGTAGTTGGTGTCGGTCATGGGCTGGGGTGCGGTGGGGTGCGGAGCTGGGCTCTTGTGATCAGTATGACATGCAACGCACCTAGGTAGCAAGCCCTTTACCTAACGCAATGAGCTGGGCTGATCGGCGCAGCCGATCAGTAGAGCTGGCTCTGGAACTCCTCCATCTCCCATTTGCCGTTGGGCAGGTGCCAGAACACCGTCACATCCGTAATGGCGGGAGTGTGAATGCGCGGTGTGTGCTCCTCTAGGAGGGCGTCGATGCGGTGGTGCAGGGCCTCGCCGCCGTAGATGCCGGGGAATAGGAAGACACGGTCCGCTTGGCACTTGGGGCCCTCACACTGGGGCCAGTGCAGCACCACGGCGGTGGTGTCGTTGGGTAGCTCCTCCGACATGGGCTGAGAGGCACGCTGCTGGAGCTGGTGCGGTTGCATGGCGACTACGTTAGGAGGTTGGGTAGTGACGGCTCAGCCTTGGGGCATCGAGTAGTAGGTGGCGAGGCGCTTTTTGAAGCGGCAGGTGGCTTCGGCGAGTTCGTCGCCGCTGAGTTCCCATACATCTGGGGGTCCAGCAGGGCGGGCGATCACCAGTACGGCGCGTTCTGGGCGGATGCCGTAGACGTGGTGAATGCCTTGGGCGTAGGCGCCGAGCTGGCAGAAGTAGTCCTCCACCAATGCGGCGTCGCGCTTGTTCTTCGACGTCTTCCAATCGAGCAGGGTTAGCTGCTCTGGGTTGCGGCCGTAGGCCGCATACCCGAGCGCGTCGAAGCTGCCGGCGAAGCCGGAAGGGTGGTACACCGGCTTTTCGATGGCGACGGCGTGAGTCCAGTGAGACTCAAGCCAAGGGCGCATGGAGCGCCAGTAGCCGCCGAAGGCGAAGTGCTTCGGGTCTGGGGCCTCCTCGCCTGCGGTGCGGGCGGCGATCCAGGCTTCGATGGCGTTGTGCGTCCAGGTGCCGCGGGCTTTGGCGGCGTCGCTGATGCTCTGGGCATCTGGGCGCTTCAGCCATTGCTGGAGCCGCTCCTTGCCTTCGCTGGTGGCGCCGAGAATTGTGGTGACGCCGGGGAAGCGACGGCCGCAGGGCGAGATGTAGCCGCTCTTGTCTTCGAGGCGCCGGGCGACTCCGCGGGGTTCCGGCAACGTGATGAATGGCGGGGTCAACGTTCGTGGTCCCCGCACCATTCGTCGGCGGTGGTGCCGGGCCAGTTGGTGCCGCTGATGGCGTGCCGGTGGCAGGTGCCGAGGGGGCTGTCGGCTTTGTTGCGCACCCAGAACTGGCAATTAGCGCAGGTGCTGGGGCTCAGCGCATCGTCGAGGAGGTCGCTCATGGTGTGACGCGGAAGGGTTGGGCGATCTGCGCGTAAGGCGTGAGCGTTTTGAGGTCCCGAACAACCACCGCTAGGTGGTTGTGGTGGGACCAGCGGCGGCGGGCGGCGTGGGCGGCTTCACTGGTGACCCAATAGAACGCCTCCTCCGGTAGCTGGGTCCAGCCGCTGTCGCGACTGACGTAGCCGGCGGGGCCTCGTAGGTAGTAGCGGGTGCTCATGGCATGGCGTAGTCGTGGTGGCCTCGGTGCTCCCGTGTCTCGAAGAAACCCTCAAGCTCGGGGTTCTCTTGCATCAACAGCCGGGCGTAGTGCGAGGTGTAGTTGTTGTTCAGCCGGAAGCTCCGAGCCGAACTGCTCGTGCGAAGCACGAGCTCGTAGCGGCACACTTCCCAAAGGGCTTTGATGCCCCAGCGACTAACGCCACCTCGGCGGAGTTGCAGTGCGGAGCGCTGCAGCTGCTCGTAGATGTGGGGGTTCTCGGCGTGGAAGACCCAGAACTCGCGTTCGTGCTGGAGCATCGTCAGCACCTCAGCTCTTAATCCCGAAGGGATTGCCGCCGTCGTACAGGGCCTCAAGGTCGAAGCCGTTGGAGCAGGCGGTGTCCCAGGCGTTGATCACCTGCTGCGCCACCTTGGTGTTGGAGCGCTTCGTCGGCACCATCGCGGCGTGGTACTTGGTGTCGGTGCCGCGGCCGGTGCGGGTCACCTTCACGTCCCACTCGCTCAGGTCGCTGTAGTCCTCGTCAGAGAACAGGCGGTTCAGGTCAGCGAGCAGCGTCTTCTGGTTGGCGCTGAAGACGCGGACGGCTTCGGCCTCGTAGTCGTATACCGCGAAGGCGCTGCACGACTTGATGGCTTTGCGGCCGTCGCGCTCAGTCACCGTGCCACCCACCTGCTTTTCGAGCTGGGCCAGCAGCTCGGCGTCGGGCCACTCGGGGGTGATCCTTTTGGTCATCCCGCCGCCGTCTTTGGTGAACCACACCTCAACGCCTTCGAGGGGCTGTTCGGAGAGGATCGCGAAACGGACGTTGCCGCCGTCTTCGATTGAGCTGGGGTTCAGATAACCGCCGCCGCTCGACTCTTTCGGAGCAAGGGTGGCGCTGAAATCAGAGGAGAAAAATGGCATTGGTCGGAGTGGGGCTCTCGGAGCCGTGGGGTCGCATCCACTCTACCTAACCTGGGTAGGTTGGTCAACCTCAACGGGAGTTTCGGTCCATTCCCAGGCTTTGCGGATCAGACGCTCCATGGCTTCGGAGCGGGCCATGCCCTGGACAGAAGCGATTTTTGTGAGGATGTCCCAGGCGTGGTCAGTCATAGACAGGCTTCTGCAGCGTTTGGGCTCGCCCCAGTGGGTGCGGCTCTGGGCGTCGCCGAGGGGGCGGTTGGAAGCGGGCATTGCTGGGCGTGAATGGCACTAGGTAGGTAGCGTATCGGTTGCGGCAGCGTTGGCAAGGTGGTCTTCGACCACCTCCCACAGGGCGGCGTCCGTTGTTTCGGCGAGCGCAGCGAGCCGAGGCAGGTGCATCAGCACCATGTCGGCGGGGACCACCTTGCCCATCAGCAGGGGCTCGATGCTGGGGCAGGCACTGCGCAGTGCTGGTAGCTCGCCTAGCCAGTCCACGCCTTGGCTGGCGAGGCGTAGCCGCAGCCAGCGGCCTAGGGCTTGGCAGGCGGCTTCCTCGTCAGTTGGCGCTAGGTGGCGGCCGGTGTCGGCAGTGAGGGCTCTGAGGCCCGAGAAGGCCATGAACAGGCCCTGTGGGCTCAGGGACACGCCAGAGGCGTCGGTGAAGGGTTCACGGGCCTCCCAGAGGTGTCTCAGGGCGTCGGGGAGTTTGGTAGGTAGCCCGATATCGGGGGATGGCTCGATCTGGGCCTCAGGCAATCCCAGTGAATGGGCGTGGGCGATGTTGAGGTAACCCACTGCCATGAACACGAGGGGACCGGGTTGGCGCAGCTTCTGCTGAGAGAAGCCGCCCATCTGGGAGCTGTGGAACAGCCGGGCGCCCAGGTAGGCGTCGGAGAGCTTCAGGAGCTGGGGCTGGGTCCACTGGGACATCCAGGCGCGCCAGCGGGAGGAGAAGGCGCTGGAGCCGGTGTCCATGACGTCGAGGATCGGGTTGGGGCCGAGGTGCCGTTGAGCCATGTGCAAGCTATGTAGGTAGCTTCCACAGTACCCCCCTTGATCAGGGGCTGCTGCAAAAAGCCCCTAACACAAGTGGGATTTCGCCTTAGCGTCCTATCTCCTCCAAATCCACTGCTACTAAAGGGGTGTGGTGGTGTTGGACATAAACAGGAGACGGGACAGTGCCTCATCTCACTTTGAGACTCACGAGACGCAGTGCGGCAGCTGTCCTGTGTGCCCTAGGAGGGGTCCGGTCATCAGGGCCCAGTTGTACCAAGGGATCTCAGCGACTGAGGTTTGATGGGACAGGCAAAACCCCACTTTTTATAGGGCTTTTTTGCAGAAAACCCCTTAAGCCCATAGGGAAGGGCTCAAGGGGCGTGGATCTGCAGCAGCTCTGCAGCATTAGACGTTGTTGATGCCTTCGGCTTTGGAGCCGGCCATCGCATTGGCGGCGTCGCGGATCACCTGGCGAGGGCGGTAGTGGGTGTCATACCGCCCAGTTACACGCGATCTCAACTTCCGCGACTCCAGCACCGTTCCCGTCATCTGGTCCAGATAGCGGCGCAGGGTGCGGCTGTTGAAGCCGAGGTCCAGCTCCTTGGCCCATTCCGATGCAATCCGCCACTCCTCGTGGCGTACAGCGCGGAACCGGTGCGACAGCATGTCCAGCGGACCACCAGCTTCTGGGTTCCCCAGCCGCAGCTGCCAGTACCCCTGATACGGGTTACGTGTGACCGAAATGCGTTTGTCGCGGTAGCCGGTGCGGCTTTTCTGCATCACCAGATGGCGGGTGGGTCCGATCTCTGGCATTGGTTGGCCGCGGCGCCACGTCGCCATCTCGGGCGGGTAGTAGACCCACATCTCTTCGGTGGCGGCTTTGACCTGCTCGGAGCCGCTGAAGCGGGTGGGCTCGTCGCGGGTGGTGTGGTGCAGGATCAGGTGCGCGCACGCCGGCCACGCCACACCGTTGTATTGCACCAGTTGGCGGATGGGGCGTCCGTAGCTGCCGTCGCTGATCTTGGCGTCTGTGCCCATCATTGATGTCAGGCAGTCGTAGATCACCAGATCCGGGGTGTAGTCCTGCAGGGTCTTCACAATGCTGACCATCCGGTCGAAGGTGACGGCGCTGCAGATGTCCAGGCGGCCATCGCTGCTTTCGATGCCCTCCAGCGCCAGGTCGCGCACCATGTCGAGGTCGCTGCAGTCGCTGGTAAAGATCAGCACCTTGCCCGGCTTCTCGACGCTGTGGCGGGTGCCGTCGATCTCGATTGGCAACCCGTGCAGGACGCGATTAGCGAGGAAGCAGGCCAGCGTGGTTTTGCCGCTGTGGCTGGCACCGGCTAACAAATGCACGCGGCGGCCCAGAAAGCCGTCAATCACGTCCGTGCAGATGTTGTCCTTCCGCATCGTTTGTTGGATCTCTTCGATCTTGCGGGGGCCCTGGCGCTCCACTTGACCTAGGAACTGCTGCAGCACCTCTTCGCGGATGCGCTCTGCGTCGATGCCGTACTCCTTCTTGGCGCGCCCCAGCAAATACGACGTCACGATGCTGTCATTTTCGTGTTTGATGAACTCGTTGATGATCTTGCGGTAGCCCTCGGCGCCCACCTGCAGATCCACAGGCGGGATGGCCCAGCTCGGCGGCTCCCAGCCGGCTTCGCGGGCGAAGAAGAACACCGAGGCGATCCGGCTCTTCTGCTCGTCGACGACACGGCTCTGCGCGAGTGACTTCAGCGTCTTGGCGCAGTCGGTGCGGTCACCCCATTCGTTTTTGGCGTTCCAGTCGGAACCTTCAAGCATCTCGATCGCCAGCTCCAGACCGAACTCGTTGAGCACGGCGCACATGACGCGGCGCACCTTCTCGTAGGTGCCGGAGCCTTTGCCCTGGCGGTTGGGGCAGTAGGGCAGCGCCAGCTCCACCAGCTCCCGCCGCTCAAAAGCGGTGAGGCGCTCCCATGGGGTGCCGTCGTCTTCGCCGGAGCGGAGCCGCTCCTGCACCGTGCGCTCTTTGGCGGCATCGGCTTGGCGCAAGATGCCCTCCAGTAGCCATTCCGGTGCTTCCGCCACCGGTACGTCACTCGGGGCTCGGCCCTCCATCCACCTGTAATAGAGCGGTGCCTGGTGGGATGACTCGGGATGGTCGCCGATGATCACCGCATGGCGACCGGCGCCTGTCGTGTTCTGCCAGATCGCCTCCAACACCACGTTGCCGATGCTGGAGCGCCAGCTGGCGCTGCGGTTGGCGAACTGGGGCCACCACTGCGGCGGCACCGAGAAAAAGCACTTGCCGCGCCCCAGCTTTCCCGACATGTTCGCCACCGTCACCGGCAGCTCGCTGGGAAAGCGGTTGAAGTGGCGCCTGAAGGCGCGCACCGACTGGGAGCCGGTGCCGTCGAAGTCCAGCACCAGCAGCCCGTTGGACTCCTCGCCCGTGATGACGCCGAGGCCGATGGTCTTGCGGTGCTTCCACCGCTCGTTGGCATTCGGGGTGGCATTGATGCGAACAACGGAATCCAGGCTGTGTCCATGGCCCGGCTGGTTCCAGTTCTCCTCGAAGCAGCGCTTGGCGTCGCCGTCGCCGCCGGTTAGCGCAAAACGCCAGTGCGCAGGCACTCCCAGCAGGAGCGCCGTCTGATCTTGCCTCAGCATGACTTAAGTAGGTTGAACCAGATGAGGCTATTCGCGAATTGGCCGACCGCCAGGGGTTTCAGACCTTTCTCGGTAAGTCTCTTGGGTCTTGGGTAGCCAAAGCTTCCCTGCGTAGGTAGGGTGTAGCGGTTGCGGAGATGACATGACTTACTCCGACCGGGCCTACTGGCTTGGTTTTGCCTTCGGCATTGGCCTCGGACTGGCATCCTTTCTCTGGGGATGTTCGTGGGAGCGCTGTATGCGGCCTTCTTTGCTCGGCGCTTACCCAACCCCGTTGCATCAGGCGCCGTGACCGCATCAACTCAAGCACCGCCCGAGGAGCGCGTGGTGCCGCTGGGCCGCAAGGACGCCGCCGAGCAGCTCCTGCTCCAGCACTTCGACTACCTCGATCCGTTTCTGGTGCGGACCCTTTTCTTCTGGGCCCACATCTATCTGACCTGCACCGACGCCAGCTTCCAGCTCTTTACCGACTCCCTCAATGACCCTGACCGCCGTCGCTCCTAGCCCCTCCCGTCTGGCTGAGCGCTTGGATCAGCTGGGCACCAGCTTCTGCCTCGATACAGAAACGGCGTTGGCTCCGCTGTGCTTTCAGCGCCGGCAGGCCCGGCTCATTCAGCTGCACAACGACAACGGCTCCTTCTGGTACGACCTCGCCGCCTTCGACAGCGAGCACTGGGACGTGCTGAGCGAGTTTCTGGAGCGCCCTGAGCTGGAGATCACCGGCCAGAACCTGGCCTTTGACTACCGCGTGCTTTTCGCAAATGGCATCACTTTGCGCGGAACGCTCTACGACACCATGATCGCCTCGTCGTTGCTGACGAATGGCATGGCCAACGTCAAGCACTCCCTAGCGGAAATCGCTCGCCGCAAGCTGGGGCGCACGCTCGACAAAACCCTGCAAGCGCAGGATTGGATGAACGCCCAGCTCAACGACGCCGACATCGGCTACGCCATGGAGGACGTGCGCGTTACTTGGGAGCTGGCGCACATCCTGCACGAGGAGATCGCTGCGCAGGGCTTGGGCGAGGTGTACCGCCTCGAATGCGCTCTCATCCCGGCGGTCGTGTCGATGGAGCACAACGGAATGCCGTTGGACTCAGATGCGATAAGTGAGACGATCGAGCACTACCGAGAGGAAGCGGCAGCGGCGCGGGACTGCTTTCTGGAGACGCTGGATGGGCGGCTGCAGGACGCTGGTGCTCCTTCGCTACCGAGGGATGAGGACGGCACCTTCAACACTCGCGTTAAAGACACCGGCTCTATAAGGCTCGGCACCAAACGCTACGCCGGCTTCAACATCAACAGCGCCCAGCAGGTGCTGGCGTGGTGGAAATTTCTCGGCATTGAGCCGGTGGACGAGGCGAAGAAGCCGTCTACCGACAAGAAGGTGCTGGCCCGGTTCCAGAGCGACGAGCTGGTGCGGATGTTCCTGCACTACAAGCGCGTTGAAAAGCGCCTCGGCATGGCGCAAAAGCTCACGGAGCACTGCGATCCCGATGGGCGCATCAGGGCCCGGTTTATGCCACTAGCCACCGGAACAGGCCGCTTCGCCTCCTCGTCGCCGAACCTCCAGCAGGTCCCTCGTGACCCTGAGTTCCGCTGCGCTTTCCGGCCTTCGGCCGGAAGGGTGTTGGTGCAGGCGGACTATGCGGCGATGGAGCTGCGGGTGGCGGCGGCTATCGCTAAGGAGCAGCGCATGATCGACGCCTTTAACGAGGGCGCCGATATTCACACCCGCACAGCGGCCCTGATGTACAGCATCGAAGAGTCCGAAGTCGACCGCGAAAGGCGTCAAAAAGGCAAGGCACTCAGCTTTGGGGCGTTGTACGGCTCATCCGCTAAGGGCGTACAGCAGTATTGCGCCACCCTCGGCCTGTTCATCACGGCGAAGGAGGCGTTTGAGCTTTTGGCGCGGTGGCACGATGCTTACCCCGCTTTTGGCGAGTGGCACAAGCTCTGCGATAAACGCGCCGACGCTGGCGAGCCGGTGCGGACGCTCATCGGCAGGCGCAGGTGGCTGTATGGCGATGACAACCGCCTCACCACTCAGGCCAACAACGTTGTGCAGGGCACCAGCGCCGACATCATGAAGGCCGCCCTGATCGAGATCCACCGGCAGCTGCCCACTGGCGCCCAGCTCCTAGCCACGATCCACGACGAGGTGATCGTCGAGTGCGAAGACATTGACGGCGAGGCCGTGCTGGAGCTGGTGCTGCGGGAGATGGAAGAGGCGGCGGTGCCGGTACTTGGCACCGGCATCCGCATCTCCGCTGAGGGCGGTGTGCTCCAGAGCTGGGGCGACAAGTAACCGCTGGGCAGCCGAAAGGTGTAAGTCCCAGAACATCGCAGCGTGACGCGGCGCACTGCAACGCAATTCACCGCGGCGCACAGGCCCCTCACAGAGATGGGGCGCATAAAAACATTGGTTTGGCTCAAAGCACCGCTCCGCCTCGCAGTGCTACGCCACGCCGAGCTGCGCGCCGCAAAGCAAAGGCCCCCGCACTGAGTCGGGGGCTCGCCCGCGCAGCGGGCAAAAAAAAAGGGAGTGCGTCGCGCACTCCCCCCTAACAACTCGCTCAGTATAGCACCTAGGCAACTTAGGGGCAACGGCACCTGGGCCCTGGAAAGCGATCTGCGCGACATTGAGCTGCACCGCCTGCGCCGGGCCATAGCTATGGCGACTGCTGGGGAGCTACACCGCGCGGCCCAGTTTCTGGAGTTTGCGCGGGAGGTGCGCCGCGGCAAACGTCAGCAGCGATCCGCTTCTCGGCTCCATCAGTCCAACTCGCGCCGTTCTGTATCAAGCGCCGCTTAATGCAGATTGCGCATAAACATCTGGTGCATATGTGCAGTCATTGCAATGTGCTTAATTGGCAAAGAGTTGGCAAGTAGTTCATGCGTATTACCCCCCCCCCCCCGCTGAGGCGCTATGGATGTTGAGCTGGTGCGGGAACTAGTGCTAGAGGCGGTGGCAGCGGAACTCAAATGCGCAGATGCACGTGGGCTACCTGCTGATCCCGTATCTCGATCTGGGACACCAGCTGCTGAAACAGGGCCCGTAGCCGCTCCGGTGCCAGGTGCGACAAGGTTCGGGGGCGCGAAAGCAGCTCCAGCAACTGCGGGTCGACGGGGTCGGATTGCTGCAACCGCGCCAGCCGTTCCCGCTTGGCGCTGATCGCGTCGGCGAGGTCAGGGTCGTTCAGGGCCTCTAGCCGCTCAATGGCATCCCGCAGCACCTGCGCCTCGGGTGGCTCCTCGGCGATCAACGTGGCTAGCGATAACGCGCGGCCGCTGATTGCCACTAGCACGGCATCGCGGATCAAGCTTTCGTGCGTGCTCTTGTACTGCTGGGCGCAGCCGCGGGTCTTGCACACCACTGCCGGAATCGTGCGACTGCCGGCATAGCTCATGGCTTTGCCGCAATGGCCGCACCGGCACAGGCTTGTCAGGAGCCGCGGGATGATCGTGCTGTTGTGACCCCACATCCGCCGGTTCTCTTCGAGCTGGGCCGTGATGCCCTCATACTCCGCATGGCTAACGAGCGCTAGGTGTGTGTCCCACACTTCCTCGGCGTAGGTGTGGTTGGCTTGCTGCTGATAGCCCAGCCCGCCGCGCAGGATCGGGTTCACCAGCCAGGCGCGCACCGCGCGGCAACTATGTAGCGGGATGTCGCCGCGGCCTTCGGCATCCCACCGGTCCAACGCCGTATTCATCCGCCACTTGCTGCTTTGCAGCAGCGCCAGGAACTGCTCGGCGCGGGGCCACTCCACAGGGTCCGGCTCTAACGCCGTGCGCTGCGCGTTGATGCGATAGCCCCATGGCGCTCGGCCGCGCAGCGGCAGGCGGCGCTTGCGGCCCTCGCGTAGGCCCGCCTTGATCCGCTGGGACAGCATCCGGCTCTCCATCTCAGCCATCGTCGTCATGATCCGGCTCATGACGAAACCCTGAGGCGTCTCGGACTCGATCACGCCGCCGTCGATCGCGGTCAGCTTCACCCCGCGCTTAGCCGCAAACGCAATGGCGGCGTCTACATCGGCAGCGTCTCGGCCCAGACGGTCAACGCGAGTGATCACCACCTCTGAGATGCGGCGTGACTCGATCAGGGCCAGCAGCTCTAGGTAGCCCGCACGGTCGGTTTCGCGACCGCTCTGCACGTCCTCAAGGATGCGCTCGACACCCGTCGCCTGCACACGGGCGCGCTGGTTCTCCAGCGCTGAGAGCTGCTCGCCTTTCGCAGTTGAGACTCGTATGTAGCCGACTCGCGGCTTGAGTCCCATGGGACTGCCTGTTTAGGTATTGCAATAGCTGGTTTAACATGGTCTTCTGGGCAGGTAACTGGGGGCATTCCCGAACACCCGTGGCTCAAAACCCTCTTCAGGACTCAATCATGGACTGCAAAGCTCGTTGCGAACAGATCGCGGAGGCGCTTGACCGCCTCGGGGATGCTGCCTACCTGCCTACTAATGCTGCAGAAAGCAGCACCCTCGTCTCCGTCGCCAAAGCGCTCCAGCTGGTGCTCGACGGTGCCGATGCGGTGGCCCAGAACGAACTCAAGCGCTGGGGGCTCTGATGGATCTCGTCAACCACCCCCCGCACTACCGCCAAGGCGCTGTTGAGTGCATCGACGCCATCCGCGCCAGCCTTGGCGACGATGGCTTTCTCTCCTACTGCCAGGGCAACGCCATTAAGTACTGCTGGCGCTGGCGGCACAAGGGCGGTGTGCAGGATCTACATAAAGCCGCTTGGTACGTCGCCGAGATGATCAAGGTGAGCGAAACGCGGGTGCCGCAGGAGGCCGCATGACTCTGACCGTTCTGGAGGCGTGGTGCCGGTTCCGCGATGAGCGGGCCGTGTCGCTTTGCGCCACCTCTCTTTCCACTGATTACGCGCAGGCGGAGCGCTGGCTCAGCCGGTGCCCTGTTCAGGATCTGGGGCAGGGGCGTGAGGTGCTGACGTGGGTGCTGACACAGGAGCCGCCCAAGGCGGCGCTGCGCGTCGGCATGTTCGTCAAAAGCCTCTACCGCTGGGCCGCATCTGCCGACATCGCCCTAGTGCCGGTCAACCCCGTCGCCTCCTTCCGCTTCCCGAAAAAGCCGCAGCGTGATGAGGAGATCGTCGTCATCCCCAAAGCTGAGCTGGCGACCGTCATCGCTGGGTTGCGGCAGCGGCGTAAGGGGGCGCCGCAGTGGGATCTCTGGGCCCAGTTCATGCTTCAGACCGGGATGCGGACCGGCGAAGTCCGGGCCCTCACTAGCGCCGATGTCACGGGCGGCAAAGCCCTCGTCCACGCCAACTACACCCTGACGCACGGGCTCAAAGCCTCGACCAAGACCAACAAAAAGCGGTACGTGCCGCTCAATGAGGTAGCGCGGGCAACTTTGGAGAGGACCGGGGCCCAAGACGGTTTCTACTTCCCGTGGAATCGGTATGCGTTTCAGTCGTTCTTCGCCAAGCGTATGCAGAAATTGCATAGCGAGGGGCGCATCTCCAAGCGCTACAGGCCCTACGACCTGCGCCACACCGCCATCTCGGGCTGGTTAGAAGCGCAGGTGCCGGTGGCACAGGCGGCGTCCTGGGCGGGTAATACCGCCGAGGTGATTTGGAAGCACTACGCCAACGCCACCGCTGACTACGACATGCCCATCCTCTAGGCCGCCCTGCGGCTCCCTCTTCAATGCTTACCCAACCGCGTAGCGTCAACCCGTGTGACCCCGTTGCGCAACAGCGCCGGCAAGACGATCTCGACGACCTCTACCGCGCAGCTGGGCGGGATCGCAAAGGTCACGCCATGTACGGCCTCTACACCGGGCTCTACCAGGAATGGGTTCAAGCCTCGACCGCCTCTAACGCCAACTGACCTTCACAGCTCAAATGCACAACGACTTTCGGTCCTCGGCGCTGGACCGCTACCTCAACGACATCTCCCGCTACCCACTGATGAGTCCCGAGGAGGAGATCCGCCTCGGCAAGCTCGTAAAAAGCGCCAAGGCACTTAAGGCGGAAACGCGGGAGCTAACGCCCGATGAGCAGCGCATCGTGCGCCGCGGCGATAAAGCCATACGCCGCTTTGTCGAAGCCAACCTCAGGCTGGTTGTCTACATCGCTAAGCGGTACGCCAACCGCCAGCCCCAGATGATGGACATGCTCGATCTGGTGCAGGAAGGCGCTATCGGCTTGGTGCGCGCGGCGGAAATGTTCGACCCCGAGCGCGGCTACAAGTTCTCCACCTACTCCTTCTGGTGGTGTCGGCAGGCGATGAGCCGGGCCCTGCAGAACCAGGAGCGCATGATCCGCCGGCCCAGCTCTGTTGCCGAACTCGCCGGCAAACTTCACAAGACTGCGCAGAAAGAATCGCAGCGGCTGGGGCGTACTCCCACTACCGCCGAACTCGCCGCAGCGCTCAAAGTCAAAGAAGAGGAGATCCACCTGCTCATGGAGCGTGGCCTCAACGTCGCATCGCTTGACGCCATGGTCGGCGGCATGGAGGACAAGTCGTTGATCGAGACGATGGCGGACCCCAACTCACTCAACACCGACGAGCAGGACATGGAGATGGATCTGCAGACCCGGATGCCCCTAGTGCTCTACACCATGGAGCAGCTTCCCGAGAAGGAGCGCCTCTTTATTCAAAAGCGCTTTGGCATCAATGGCTATCTGCCGCACACCTATCAGGAGATTGCGGTGGCGACTGAAATCAGCCGTGAGCGGGTCCGGCAGGTCATTGACACCGGCCTGCGCAAGATCAGGCTGCAGATGGCTAAGAACGCTCAGGCTCTAAATGGAACCCATAAAGCCGAAGAACCAGCCGCACCAGCCACGGCACCCGAATCGCGCCCTCAGATTCGACCCGCATCGCCGCGGGGGCGGGACTTACATCCCGCGTGGCTTGGTCTGCCGACAGTTGCATGACTAGCTCTAGTTCGGCAATGTGCGCAGTTGCCTTGCGCATGATCGACTGCTGCAAAAACGTCTGCTCCAACGTGGAGCAGGCGAGGTCGGCTACACGCTCCGGATGTTTTGTGGCGTTTTCGCGGAGGACTCGTTTGCCATGCTCCAACTGAACAGCAGCTGCGATCGACAGCTCGGGCACCATCCACTCACCCCAGCTCATGACGGGAACCTAGTAGGAGGTCTGGCTAGGTTGCCTCTAGTGCCTGAACCGACGATTGAGAGACTTATCGACGACGCTGGGCCTATCTGGCGGGTGACCTATTCCGGGCACACCCGCTATCACCGCCAAGACTGGCAGGCGTGGTGGTACTTCGAGTGGGCGCGGGCCCTCTATGCCGTGGACCGCTTAGCACCGCCTCAATAGTCCCAGCGGACTCTGGGGCGTGGATTGCCGGCTCTGATGCCTAAATGCACGAAGCCCTTGGGTGCTCCGTAGCCCAGTGAATACGGCCAATTCTTGTCGCACCAATCTTGGACAGCCTTTATGGGTACGCCCTCGATGAAGAAGTCGACGGCTCCGCATCCTGGCTTGTAGAGATGCTCACTGTCACTGGCCCCGCCCACAGATTGATTCACTGCTGGTGGCCGGTGGCCGCTGGTGATGATGACTGGCTCGTCACCGAAATGTGCTCTCACTTTCTCCAGGAAGACGCACAGTTCCGTGGCGATGTCACATTGCGCTTGGTTGCGGAACCTGCGCCTCTCCTCTCCGAGACACAGCTCGCCGTAGGTGATGTGCGGCGTCACGCGCGTCGAAAACGGCGACGCTGGCGTAAAGCGGGGCGCTGATTGCTGCAGCGGCGGCTTACCAGTGAACACCGCTACCTCATCGGCGCGGCGGCGGGTTAAACCCTCCATCGTTTTGCCGGTGGCCTTGTTCCACTTGGGCAGCTCCTGCGGCACCACGACCTGAGCCGACTCGCCCGCCAGTAGCCGTTTGCGCAGGGTCGACTCCTCTACGGCGCCTAGGCCCACGTTCCAAGCCCACGACAGCAGGGCCGCCTGTTGGTTGGCGCCGTACTGCCGCATGGCAGGGATCAACTCGTACAGCTTCGCGGCGTAGCGGTGGATCTCGCTGCGCAACAGCTCATCGGCCAGCGCCTGCGAAATCTTGTCGCCTTCTCGAACTGGGGTCCCGTTGACCGTCGTCATTCCGTAGCCGATCGTCCACGGCTCACCGCCAGTCGCAGGGTCCGGATAGGCGGCCAACCGAGCGCCCTCCCACTTTTTGATCAACGCCTGAGCTGGGGCCAAGTAGATCGGCTCCTGCTGCTTGCCGCTTTGGCTCCACGCTTGGAACCATGGGCGGTCCCGGCGCATGGCAGTCGCGTAGCCATTAGCGACGATGTCCTCCTGCAGCTCGGCGATCGCGGCGAGCTGGTGCGGCAGCCCCCGGTTGAACCGAAACAACTGCTCCAGCGTGATGGCCTTGTCGTTGCTCATTCGCCTTCGCGACGAACAAATCGCCCGTGCTCATCACGCGCTGGCGGCTTGTGCAGCTCGGGGTTGTAGGTGTTGTACCCCCGCTCGTAACCGCCCCGTGCCGCAGCGCCCAAGCCCATGATCGCTAGGGCGCCGTTCCAACGCTCGGCGCTCCAGTTGCCGGTGCCTGCATACAGCAGCCCAATGATCACAGGGATCAGCAAGCCCGCGTCAACTTGGCCCTTGACGTACTTGCCCATGATTAGAGCCTGGCTTCAAGCTTGGCCACCCGCTGCTCCACGTCGTTTAGGCGCGTGAAGGTCTCCCGGCGGTCCGCCTTGAGATCAACGTGCAACTCGTCGAGCCGTGATGCCACCGTGTTCACCGCTTCGGTGAGACGGATGACAGCCTCTCTGCCCTCATTGTTGCGGCGGCTGAAGCCCATCGCGCCCATGGCCGCGACTGAGATGCTTGCGCCAGCACACGCTGCTAAGACCTCAATCACGACCAACGGCAGGGCTCTCCCTAAGTTGCCGGGCAGCCCAGCTCCAACAGGTGCGCAGCGAAGTTGCTCAGACTGCGGCCCTCCCAGTCGCTCTTGGTCGTCAGGCGCTGGTGCAGCGCCCAGCTGATCGTGATGCTGATGCGCTGGGGGTGGCGGCTCATTAGCTGTACACCACTTGCGGTAGTGCTAAGCCGGCTGTTAAGTGTCGTCATCACTCTGTGAAAGCAGGGTGGTCACGGGTCAGGAGGGTGCAACCTCGCTGGCCCACCTAACTAATGGCACGCCAATTAGGGAACGTCAACTACATCGGCAGTTCTGGCGCGCCGATGCTGCACTCTGCTGCGTAGAGGTGGTCTCTACGACTGCTCTAGTTCGGCGGCGATGGCGAGAAGTTGTGCGCGGGTGTCCTGCAGTCGGACGTGGCAACAGCCGTTGACAAAGCGACCAGGCACGTCTTCAAGCGCCTGCTCCGGCACCACCTGATCGGCGGTCGCTCGCAGGGCAGCGGCAAGTTGGCGCCTCCGTGTTGCGGGATGGTCGCCCAAAGCAATCGGGCAGGTCCACGCAGCGTTGAAGACCGCCTGTGCGGTGGGGGAGAGGTCAGTCATCGGGCAGGTTCTCCAAGGCGCGGCGGATGGTGTCAATGCGTTGGGCTGTTCCAGGGCCGATGTAGTGACTGCCAATTTCGCTTAGATCAGCCAAAGCCAGCTCCTTCAAGCTCGGCGGCTTAGGGCGGCGGGCGGCGCGGAGGTCAGACGCTTCAAGTCCCCAGTCATCCATCAGCGCACAGCACGCCTCCAGCTCCTGGTTGGCACCCCATTGGGCGGCGCGGTGGGCGACATAGGAGGCCGTGTCCGTAGCGGCTGGGTGTCGGGCTCCGAGCGTATTCCACTCGTGCCTCCACTGCTGCACCAGCTCCGGCGGTGGGGTGATGGGGTCAGGTGTTGTCATTAGTTCTCCTCGCTTGTGGGGCAGGTTTCATATTCGCCATCGTGAAAGTATTGGAACCAATAGTGATACGCCTCTCGCTCAGCAACTTGCTGGTTAGGAGCAATCACCTTCCAGAGTCCTAGGCGACAAGCGATCTGATAACCGTTTTTCAGCTTGCGGCGTCTGACATCAGCTTCAACCATTTGCATGACTAGTCTCCTTCACTTGTAAACGGTTTGAGTGTTAACAAGCACGTCACGGAGTTCGATGTCACCGCTTTCGTTGTGATAGACGCACGATCTGGGATTCCAGCCGAGGATGTTTGACTGCACTTCAACAGCACTGACCCGTGGGAAATCCTCGGTGCGAGCGATCTCGTTGTGCATGTCGCACGCTTCTGCTTCGTCCTCTGCCCAAACGTAGGCTTCGTAGACGATCTCAACAGCAAACAGTTTCTTTGCCATCTGACTAGACCTCCTGACTTGTGGGTTGGCGGCTGGTGTCAGTCATCATCAAGTTCCCCAGTGGCGCCAATGCCCTCAAGCCTCTCCATCAGAGAGTCGATGCAGTGTCCGGTGACGTTGGTGCCACCGGGGAAATACGGTCTGGCCTCCAGCAGCGCCCTGTACAGCTCGTTCACGAACTGGCGGGGGTCGTCAACATGCGTTGAGACCTCCCCGTAAGGCTCCGCGTGGAAGGCGGGGTAGTCTTCAGTCATCGGTGCGCCTCCTAGGGCGTAGCGGTCACGGCCTCGGTGTAGCAAGCACGCGGGGCCACCCAAATCATAGCCCCAGGTCAAGCCTTTAATAAGCCAGGCGCTACTTAAAAGTTCTTAAGTAACCCACCCGGCCCCGTTGTCGCAAGGGGTTTGGCGATACTCCTAGCCGACTCCTAATCTCCGCCAAATTAGGAGTTCAGGCGAGCCTCAGGACAAGGCTGCGTCCTTCGCCCCAGCCGCAGGTGCCCCACTGCGCCAAGGGGATGCCATACAGAGCCGGGTGTGGAGCAGAGCCCGGCTTGAAGGTGCAGACCTTGGTATTGCTGTTGATCCACCAAAACGGGCCGAGCTGGCCATAGTCGGATGTGATGTCCATTGCTTGCATCGAAGACGGGGACACTAAGCAACCGGCAGGGTGTAGATGCCATCCAAGTGCCCAGCTTCCAGCGCACCCTGAAGCTCGGTCAAATGCGCCTCGGTGAAGGTGCCGGTGGCGAGGATGGCGTCCATGCTC